ACGACTACCAGAAGTTGTGGGAGCAAACTCAACTTGCAGCAAGGGCTGCCGACCTTGGGCCTGTCGAAAGGGCAATGCTGTGGCGAGAGACGAGCCGTGGGGACGACTGGCACGAAATGCCAGTTCCAATGGACTACTTTCTTACGGACGCATATTATTTTGGTGCTGGTCTTAACCTGCGCGAAGCGATTGGCGATGTTCTCCAAGAGTTTTGGAAGATTGACTCAAACTACGAACTCTGGGTATTCATTGCTGGTATTGGTACGGGGAAGTCTTTCTCCGGTGCGCTCTCTATCGCGTATGCCCTCTATCTTCTTTCTTGCGTAAAGCGACCTGCACGTTACTTCTCGCGGTTCCCCGGTGTATCTCTTTCTGAAGACTCTGAGATTGTCGTCTTGAACGCATCTGCTGCTGGCGCTGAACAGGCGTCAAAGGTTGTCTTCGGTGACGTTGTTGAGAGGATTATCAACTCTCCATACTTTGCTGACCACTACGCACCGAACGACCGGGTAAGAAGCGAACTGCTGTTCCCTAACCGAATTAGGTTTTCCCCCGGAACAAGCAGGTGGCAGTCTGCTCTTGGTTGGAACGTCTTTGGTTTCATCGTTGACGAGGCCGCGTTCGGTGTCGAATCACGACGCGCAGACTATGTTGGCGAACTTTTTAAGGCGCTCAACCAGCGTCGCCGCTCTAGGTTTGGGTCACTTGGATTTGGCGCACTTCTTACGTCGCCATCGCACGACCAAGCATTCGTTGAGTCTTTGGCCCGGCAGGGAACAACGTGGGATAACACCATGCTCGTTACCCGCATGAGCACATGGGACGCGAAGGGAGAAATCAAAGAAGGAGAAAAAGTCTTTCTCTTTGACAGGCACCCGAACAGAATGCGAATTATTAAGACTGGTCTGATTTACAAAGAGCCGGGTGTCGTGATTGACGAGGACGGAAACGAAATTCGTTACCGGTCTGAAATCAACGAGCCAAGCCCAATGTTGGAGGCTGGTAGTGGCTGAGGGGCTAGAAGGGCTAGACATTATCGCTGTCCCTGAGTCTTACATGGCGGAGTTCCGCCGTGACCCGACCGACTCAATGCTTAAGTATGGTGCTCTGCCAACTCGCGCAAGAAGCCCATTCTTTACCGACCCGGAAAAGATTGAGTCCGCAGCACAGTTGCCCAACTTTGTCACCGGTGCTTTGGCTACTAAGCGAGTCCACCCGCAGAACTCAGAAATTGAGTGGAACGCTGGTGTAGCGCACCCCACAGAAGACGCTCTTCTTGGTGCGCTAAACCCGGATATGCTGCAAATGCGGAACGACTGGAACGGTGCCGCTTGGCACGTTCATGTTGACCCCGGTCTTAACCGTGGGCGGAAGGGCGATGCCGCAGGTATTGCGGTCGGGAGGATTCTTGACCAAGCGGCTGTTGAGGTCGGCTCTGACTACCGCGTCGTAAATCGTTTTGTTGTCCCAATAGTCATGCAGATTGTCGCACCAGAAGCCGGAGAAATCTTTCTTACTTCAATTACCCGCTTTATTCTGCAAATGCGAGGCTATCTGGGTATCAACATTTCTTCTTTCTCATACGACTCGTTCCAGTCGGCAGGCGCAATTCAGGAACTTTCCGGCGCAGGTATGGTGACTGCCGGGATGCAGTGGGACGATTATGGGCAAAGACTTGAGGGTCTTGGTAAGCCGTTCTCAGTTGATAGAACAGTCAATGCGTACCAAGAACTGAAAGAGGCCACTAACGAAGGTCGTATCCTTTTACCCGATTATTGGCCTCTTAAGTCAGAACTTGAGAGGCTTGAAGACATACCGGGGCGTGCCCCAGACCACCCTGTTGGCGGCTCAAAAGACTGCTCTGACGCCGTTGCTGGCGTAGTTGGATACCTATCTCAATACGGGCACGCTGTTACAACCTCTGGTTTTCAAGCAACTGTGGGTAACAACCAGCAAATTGGTCCAGATATGCAGGCCGCAGAACTCATTAAACTTCTTAACGAAATGGGAAGCGATGACCCTCCTGCCATGCTGGCTATTGACTGACAACGGGGTAGAATAAGCAAATGGCTCCTAAAATTACTTGTCCAGCCGGTTCCTACCACGAGAAGGATGGTAAGGCTGGCGTACAGTGTAAGATTGAAGACTCTTTCCTTTCCTTCCGCGACAACCCTAAGTCGTTGCTCCGTTGGTGCTCTGACGAGTATCACCGCTGTCCGGTTTGGATTGCAGAGAAAGAGAACGACCCTGCCGTTGATAAGGCGCAGGGGAAGACGCCTATGACCAACTGCCCGGAATGTGGTGGTACCGGAATCGAAAAGGTTGAGCGGCTTGTGTCAGGGCTGTTTATCCCCGACGAAGTTCGGTGTGATGGCTGTGTCGGCTCTGGGAAGGTTCCCGTTTAATGGGCGTTTTTGATTTCTTTCGCGACTCTCCTGAGATTAACGGTGAGTCTGCTATTGACGAACTTGAGAAGCAGATTGAGGCTCTTACTGAAGCCTCTTATCTTGACCAAGCCGCTAACCGAATGTTGGAGCGAAGGCTTGAAGACCTGACGTACAGGTTCTTTGATATGGCTGTCGCTAATTCAGACGACTTGCCAGACAATCGTCGTAGGATTATCCGTCGTGCCTATAGGTATTGGGCAGAAGACCCCATTGTTGGCCAGTCTCTTAATCTTTTGACTTGGTACACCTTTGGTCGTGGTGTCCCAATGCCGACGATTCCTGACTACGTTGAGTTGGAAGACGCGCAGAGAAAGGACGCCGAAGCCGCTATTAAGCGCTTCTGGCAGTCAGCAGAGAATCAGGCCACGCTTTGCACCTTGCAGGCTCAGGAGCAGAAGAGCCTTGAGTTGCAGATTGAGGGCGAAGTCTTCATCGCGATGTTTGACAGCGATGATGGGCTTGTCCTGTCTGATATTGACCCAATTGAAATCAGTAACGTAATTGTCTCTACAGACAACCGTAAGATGCCTCTGTATTACGAGCGCACTTATTACCCGGCGAAGTATGACTTCAAGACTCGTTCTTACCAGCCTTCAAAGAAGAAGGTAATTAAGTATTACAAGCATTGGCGTAACGAGCCGGGGAACAACGACCCGAAGCCGCCCGCTTCACTTCTTGACGGCAGCGCACGCATCATGCACGTTGCCGTAAACCACACCTCTAATCAGACTCGTGGTAACTCTGAGGTCAGAAGGATTCTTGAGTGGGCGAAGGGGTTCCGTGAGTTCATGGAATCGCGGCTTGCGGTTGCACGGGAAATCAACCGTCTTGCCCGCGTCGTCAAGGTGGACGGTGGTCCGAGCGAGTTGGCGAAGGTCATTTCGCAGTTCAAGGCGTCGGACCCGCTGAACCTTACTCAGGTTCCTCTTATTGACCCGCAGATTGCTCAGCCGCAGGCAGCAACGATGTTTAGGACGCCCAATGTAAACATTGAGCCGAATACATTTGAGACTGGTGCTGGCGTTGCTCAGTCTGACAAGGCTTCTTTCCTTGGTCAGATTGCTGCCGGGACTGGCTGGCCTTCGCACTACCTTGGTGGCGACGGCTCCGCTTCTCTGGCAAATATGACGGCAATGGAGTTGCCCATCCTTAAGATGGTCGAAGCCCGTCAGGAGTTGTGGGAAAGCGTAATTCGTAATATTACGAAGGAAGCGCTTGTGCGTGCTGGGTTCGATGATATTGAGCCTGAAGTGACGATGCCGCCAATCTTGCAGAGGGATACTTCGGCGCTTGCCGGTGCTCTTCAGGCTATGGTCGCAGTTATTGACCCGCAGCAGGAGAATATGTCCGTTAAGCGCTGGGCTACCAGCCAGTTCTTGTCGTTGTTCGGTGAGAACAATGTTCAGGAGCGGACAAACGAGATTATTAATGAGGCCATCAACCTGCTTGAAGACCAAGCAGAGGCAGAGGCAGCGACCGCGCAGCAGCAGGCTGAACAGATTCAGCAGCAGCAGGCCGAGCAGCAGGGGAACCTTGCCGTCCCTGACGACGTAAATCGTCAGACCAATGCGAGCAGGATGGGCAGAACGCCATACGGCTCTCCGTCCGCTGAGACGATGGCCGACAACCTTGCCGACCCAACTAGGACCGACCCGCGTAATCAGTGACGCCGCCTAAGCGCTTCATAGAAAAGCAGGAGAGAATAGAGCAGTTGCGGCGCAAGCAGTTTGCTCGCAACTCAGCGAAGCGCGTGAGGAAGGCTGACAGGTCGGGAATCCCACGGGACACGAGCATCGCTCGCGAACAGCAGTATTTCTCTCAGCACGTTAAGGCGTCTTCTACGAGGATGCAGTACGCAGAAGAGTTGGATTTTGTAGAAGACGACTCGCCTCGCGGTGGTTACTGGATTCTTGGACCAACAAAGACTCATACGCCCGACTGCGTTGCTATGTCTGGCAAGAACTGGTCGTGGAAGACTCTTAGAAAAATCAATCCAATGAATCGCCACACAGGATGTGGATGCTCAATTATTCCTTGGAGAGAAGGTAAGCCAATCGGAGAAAATACATTGAGCAACGATGAGTTGAGAAACATCCAACTTTCCGAGTCGCGTCTTGGCGGGTCCATGGGCGGGAAAGACCCGAGGAAGTATGGAAAGATTCGTTCTATTGTCAGGACGTTTGGTAAGTGGGCTGGCGGAAAGCAGTCAATTTGCGCGAAGCGTCTTGCTGTTGAGCACCCTGAGATTTGTCGTGGGAACTGCAACGCGCTGTGCGCTTGGCTTAAGGACCAGTGGGCAGGCACTACTAAGTGGCGCGGGACTGGTCCTAAGCAGAAGGCAGAAGACGCTGCAATCCGTGCAAAGGCTTACGCAAAGAACGCTCGCTTTATGCTTTCCGCAGACCCGCCCCTGACTGATGATGGGCTTGACGCTCTCTATGAACTTGCAAAGCAGGAGCGCGGGCTGGGCAGCATTCTTAATGAGGCTTACGAGGACGCAAGAGAGCGTGGAACGCTAGACGCCACAGTCGCCCTTATGGAGTCTGATGTTGCAGAAGGCAGCATTGGTGAAGACGAAATGCTGGCAATCCTTGAGCGTCTAGACGCTGATATCTGCTAGGCTATGCAAAGCCTCTACCGCACACCCCAGTAGAAAGCAGAAGGCCCCGTCAGGGGCCTTCTGTGTTTCTGCTGCTGGCAAAGACGTTGCTCCACTTGCGCCAACGCCTCAGACCCTCCGCAAGGCATTCTGGCTGCGACCACTTGGTTTTGGGGACAGGCTGGCGGGGCGGGAGAATCCATCGTCCCGAGTCCTGCCACACACGGCTTCCGCCAAGATAGATTTCAAATCCCTTAAAGTGAGCGACAGACCTAGCAGAAAGGCTTGGGTTAGATGCTCCAAAGATGTACACCCTGCAACCCGGAGGGAACAATTGCGACAACTCCTTTAGTCGCATCATCCTGCGTGCTTGGTAGTCCTTGTATCGCGAGTAGGTGACACCACGAGATATCACAATGTCACGAATATCGTGTTTATCAACGAAGTCACTAATCTTTTTGTCGTCAACGTCTGTGGTTGACATTGGCCACTCAATCGCCGCAGACAAACCATGCGCACGAATCTCTTCAAATGTCTTAAATGAACGAGAGCGCAATGACGCGGGGGCAGAAAGTGCTCCTACCAAGTTGATACCGGTAGAGCGGCACCACTGCCAGCAAGCAGCCCTATCGCCTTCCCAGAAAGCCTTAGAGGCGTTCTCTGCGTGAAGCAGGAACAGACCGACCCAAGCGTCGTGGCGAAGCCCAAGAGTCTCCCTAACGTCTTCAGGGTAAGACTTACGAGCCGCTATAGAACTAAGCGTTAGGCCCCACGAAAGATGCTCGTCTGACGCGACAGAGGTACGCACCTTAGACCAAGAGTTTGCAAGAGCAATAAACCTGTCCGGGGAAACTCTTAGGTCTTGTCCTTCTGCCACTCCCCACGCTCCTTCTCAATGAGAATATCAAGCGCTTCGCGAATAGTTGCTGCCTGAGACTTGCGCTTGCGAAAGGAGCGCCAACGAAGGAAATCATCCTGCTCGCGCCGGATGTACATTGCCTTCATAACTAGGTCTGGGTCAACTGGCTGGCGCGGCATAATGCTCCCCTATAAGTAGATAACCACACCTACTATATCATGGCATCTTGCCGAGAACCCTCGCCACAGCACCAGTAATTTTGTCGTTTGCCTCCATAAGGCTGGTAGGCGCTGCTACCTCTACAGAGTCAAGCGCCTCCATCAATGGGGCAAGAAACTCAGGGATGCTGCCGTTGTCGTATGTACAGGCAGCACGAAGAATTAGAGCCTCAGTAAGCAAGTCGTACATTGCCGCTTCAAAGTCGCTCACGACTGTACAATTCGCCCTTCGACAAAACGAAAATACTCAGGAACCATCTTTACAAGAGTCCCGTCTTCACCGACAGTGATTGTCAAGATGTGAAATCCAACTGCCGGTGACAACCCAAGCCGGGTGAGAAACGGTGACTGCCACTCAAAACATGCGGGGAACAAAACCTGAACCCCACGAGCCTCAAATGCACCACGAACATGCCAGTGGCCCACAGTAAGAATTGCTGGCTTCCTCTCAGACCTATATCCGTCCGCCAACTTCTGAGCCTTATAGGAGTAGGAATATGACATTCCACCCTTGCCGTGAAGAAGGTGCATCCAGCACGGGTTATCGTCTGAACCGTAATTGACCCAAGCGCTGTAGTCGCCAAGAAACTCAACATCGTCGCGCTGGTTAGCCATAGCGACGACAGGGTTAGCGCCTACACGACCAAAGTCGCCCTCAATGTCATGGTTACCGGAAATACCGCGAGTAGTAATACCTTGACGCTGAGGGTAATTATCTACGAGATACTGAACCTGCTGCTCAAACGTATGGTTCTTAATCTCAGAAACCTGACCACGAAAAATTCCAGCACCACAAGTCCAGTCCCCGGCGTGAAGAACCTCAGAAATTCCGCGTTCCTCGAAAATGTCATAAGCAAGATGCAACTCGCTTAGCGCCTCTTCGTTAGAAGAAAGATGCGTGTCGGAAACGATTCCGATTACATGCTCTTCTCCATCAAAAAGAGACTTGTGGAGGTTGGTGCGGGAGGGGGGAACCTTGTGGAGAGAAACAGTTGAGTTCTCTTCCAACTCTACGCGGTAACCATCACGCGCGAGTTCTTCAATTGCCTCACGAATACGCTTTGGGGCGACGTTGAACTTGTTTGCAAGAGACTCAACATCGTTTTCAGAAGACTTTTGTAGCGCCTTGTGAATAGACGCTCTTAAGCCTTCATGCGTATCAACCTTGTCCGGCTTCTTCTTTAGAAGCCTTCTGATTGAATGGCGGGATACACCGTAGTCCTTGGCAATATCCGTTTTTGTTTCGCCGTTTGCAAGACGACGACGAACTTCGTCAGGGCTAATGTCCATAAATGTAGGTAAGCACAGTACTGGGACTGCGCACAACTTATGCCTGTCTGTTGCTCGCGAGTAGGAGGGTGAGGGTCATGCGCTAGGGCTGGCCGATTATGTGGGCACCGCAGACAGTTGCGTAAAACTCATCCACGAACCAGCAACAGCAGTGAACGGAGACCCACCGGCAGGCTTGTTGTAGCAGTTTATTGTGAGATAGTCACCGGCAGAAACCACGGCCACGCTTGTCAGAATCTCTTGCACAGACGTTCCGTTGACTGCGTAACCGATGTTCGACACTGAACCCAACCCGCCGTTGACGGTCATGCCGGTCTGCGTTGAGTCGTTGCCGCTTCCAACATCCCACCTCATGTATGCAACGCAGAGGTACATCCCGTCAGCCGGGAACACCAGCCGCTCCGGGTCTGGTGACGCGGCCCACGCGCCACCCGTGTTGTCCTCGCGCAAGTGGGTCCACTCAAGGAGGGTTGCCCTTGGATACGAAATGTTCGACGCGAGATAGACCTCGGCGTGATACGGGCGTGTTGCCCTTGCCGTGTCCTCCCACGAAGAACCGTCGTAGTACCGGGTCAGCCCAGTGTCAGTCTCATAAATCGTCTGCCCCTCAAACGGACTCGCGGGCCGCGTGGAGGAAGTGCAGATGATGGTGCCCGTGGTGACGGCGGGCCACTGGGTTGCCTCCACAATCTTGGATACGCGGAGGAACTGTGGAGGGTACGGCGAACCTGCTCCAACGTATCCGTTCCTTGATGCGTTGCTGACGTAGCCGCCAACCCTAAAAGTGTGCGAACCAGCAGCCGGGGTCATGCGGTATTGCAGCGCCACAGGGACAAGATGCCCAATAGCGTTCGTGCGGTTGGCGACCCTTCCCCAACTGCCCTCCTGCACAGAGCCGTCATAGACAAGAGAGAAGTTGAGTTGGTCGCCGGTTCCCGCAGCGTCCTGTGTTGCCCTAGCGATTGGCGCGTAGTATTCGACAAGAACTGGTGAGCCGTCGCAAACCACCGTCATTTCCGTCGTAAGCCAGTCGGGTGACGCAGACGATGTAGCAGTGAGGGTGACGGCGTTATCGTTCTCCACATACCCCAACTCCACCAGCCCGCCGCTTGCGGTCACTACCTGTGTGTCTGTGAGTGAGGTCATGCGCTCACCGCCTTGACGTAAGCGGTGCCAATGAAGTTGATGGTCCCCGTGTTGCCAGCCGCGTAGGTAATGTTCGCGGTGAACCTGTACGTCTTGCTCGCGTAGAGGTAGTAAAGGATTGGGTTCGACTCACCTTCACGGTGATGCTGGTACGGGCCATTCCAGTCTTGGATGTAGTGGAGGATGTAGGTGGCTGAAAGGTCAGTTGGGGTGAACTGCGTTGACATACCAATGCCGCTGTTCAGTTCCCACATGCCGGTCTTTTGACCAATCTCGTAGTACCCATCCCACGGTGGAGTAAACGTAACCGTGTTGTAGTCACCGACTGTCACGTTGGTTATGGACGTACTGCTGAACACTTGAGTCGCGCTGCCGCAGTTCCAGCGACAGAGAGTTGCCTGTCCAAGCGGTAGCCACTTCGTTCCGTCGTACTGCATAGGCAACGCCGCGCCGATGTTCCCTGCGCCAGTGTGCTTGTAGGTGACTACCTCACCAATCTGCGGGCTAGAAGGCAACGTCGTGACAATCGGGGGCGTAGTGCCAAGCGCCTGAGCCTGCCGGGGTACGTCAGAGTATGCCTTGATGATTGTGGTCATTACTCAGGAAGCGGCTCTAAGTTGCCTACGTCGGGGAGTACCGGGTCAGGAGCGCTGAGAATGATTGCATCACGGTCTGCCGGAATGTCAGTTACATCTGGGTCTGCAAGCATACGAGCAGTCTCCGCAGCAACCAACTCGTCGCCAGCGATGCGGGCACGTTCCTTGATTGCGTTCTCGGTCCACTGCTGAGGGTCGGCCATGACGTATGACAGGGCCTTTACTTCTACTTCGGTAAGAGTAATAGAAATGTCCACCTACGATACCTTCCATCCAACAAAGTAGTTGTTCTGGTTGTAGTGCGTCTGTCCTACGTTCATGTAGACGCCTACCGTGTCGTTGGCGCTAAGCGAAAAGATGACAATGCCGGGGTTTAGGGCGACGTAGGTGCTGGTCCCGTTCTGCGTGTATGTGCGCCAGTAGGCAGCACCGTTGAGCAGGAAGTAAACCTGCGCCGATTGTCCCGCTTCCGTGAACGCGCTAAACGTAAAGAAATACTTCCCAGCGGCAGGCGCAGTAAATAGACCAGTAGTAGGGTTGAAGTGGTTGCCGACGTTGGCGTTCACATCAACGTAGGTGTTCCATGTGCCCGTTGCCGTTGTCCCTGCCGTGGCCCGCGCAGCAAACATCGGCTGGTACGGAAGGCTTACACGACCAGCAGCGTCACTCTCAATAGACTTCTTCGGCACATTGAACGTGGTTGAGCCGTCGCCAACTCCGTAAGTGGTGCCAATCGCGCTAAACAGGTCGGCATAGTCGGTGCGGGAGATAGCCTGACCGTCTACCTCAATCCAGCCCGTGGGGATGTTCTGCCCCGGCCAATCGTGGATGATGGTCCCAACGGGGGCAGGCTGAACAGCGTTGACGAACTGTGCGCCAATCTGGGCCATTAGTCGCTCTCCGTGAAGTAAGCCACCGTCTGAGTACCACTCTGGGCTACCGCGTAAATCGCAGCAGTGGGCGACTTGTCAATCGTAAGAGCCTGACCGGGGGCCAGACGGATGCCCTCGTTGGCTGCGATACCGGAGTCGCCAATCCAGACGTAATCGCTACCAAGATTCGTTAGAACAGCAGTACGCCGAGTTGCATCAGCAGAAAGAACCGCAGCAGAGGAAGTCGTAACGCTTGCGTTGCCAGAACCAATGGTTGTGCCACGCTCAACCGTCTTGACTGTGTTGACAACGACGCCCATTAGTTGGCAATCCTGTTCACATAACCACCAATGTTCACAACAGAACCAGTCGCCGCATATGCCTTAACAACCAACGAATTCTGAAGAATCAACTTCTCAACAATCTGGACCTGACCGACCTGACCGGGGATGTTGAACTTAATCTCGTTGGCGGTTCCTGTGCCGCCAAACTCAATCGTCACTAGAACGTCAGAAGACGAAGTGTTGATGGCGTACAGCGAAATCTCGTCAATATCCGACGTACCAGAGACAGCCGTGTGAATAGTGTCGGCAGAACCAGTAGCGGTACCGGTTACCTGAATCAACTTCCCATTAGTAGACCCAGAAAGAATCTGCTTTGAGATTGTGGCCACTAGCCAAACACCTCACCAAATAGTTTGACTTGGTAGCCCAAATCACCAACAGACAACTTTGCTGAGGTCACTGACCCATCAGCAAGCGCAGCCGTAGTAATCGTTCCAACTGGCACCGAAGTCGTAGCGTCCACCAACAGAATACTCGCAGTAACGTCCATCACGTTAGCGGTTCCTGCGGTTATCTTGATTACGTCGCCAGCCTCTAGTGCAAACGGCTTATCAAGCACGTTCATCGAAGATGCAGCAGGAATTTCTGCATCCTTGATAAGGGTGAACGTGGCAATAGCCGACGAATCGTAGAAAGATGCAGTAGCAGTGCGCGTTGTTGAGTCTTCGTTAGCCACGACAACCGACTGCACAAGCGCAGAGCAACCACCCGGCACCGTGTAAAGGTCCGTAGCCGAAGTGGTTGTAAGTTCTACCGCTGCGTTGACGTATCGGTTAGCCATTAGTGCTAATTGTCCTTAATCCAATGGCCGGTGAACGTACTTTCTGCCCTGAGCAGATTAGACGCACCACTCACATGACCGCCGCCCGCATACACAACCTGCCCTGCGGTCAAAGAAATCAAGCCGCTTACGCTGAGCGAATGGTAATCCGTTGAGTGTGCTGCGCCGAAAATGCAGTGAAGGTTTGGTGCTGCCCATTGGGTTGTTCCGCTGCGGTAGATGTACGCCCTCAAGTAGCCAGCAGAAGCAGTGTTGTCAAGACGGCAGTTGAGAGAAAAGAAATAGACACCATCAACAGGGGCAACAAATGCTCCGGTAGAAGTGTTGTAACAACTACCGTTGTCAAAACTCTCAAGGTCAAGAATAAAGTTGTAAAACCCGTTTGTGGAACCCTGATAATTTGTGCCATACGCGGCAAAGGAAATGTCCCTCCACGCAACCCGCCAAGCAGAGCCGTCGTAAATGTATTCAAGGTCGGTGTCAGTCTCATAAATCTTCTGCCCCTCAAACGGACTCGCGGGGCGTGTCCCAGAAGTGCAGATAGTCGTTGCAGACAGGCTAGAAGCCAACTTGTCTGCCGTCACCGCATCGTCGGCAATCTTGACTGTCGTGATTGACCCGTCAACGTGGGGAGTAGTCGGGTCCTGCTCCATGATTGAGGCGGTCGCGTGGAGCGTATTTGCCGCAGAAGCCTGCACACGAATAATGTCGCCCGGCTCCAAGACGCATGGAGTATCAAGAGCGTTCATCGCTGTACCAGCAGGAATGAATCCGTTGTACAAGAGCGTGTAAGAAGACCCAGCAGAAGCGTCGTACCACGTTACGGTCGCGTACCTGTTAGAACTATCAACATTTGCAATGTTGACTGACTGAACCAAAGAGCGAGTGTTCGACGGTGCCGTATAGAGGTCGGTAGCCCCAGTGCTAGTCAAAACAACTGCTGCGTTTTTGTAGGTGTTAGCCATTCTTGGGGTACTCGTCCTTCACAGCCCGCAACCGAGCCGCCATATCGTCTGGAAACACGCCAGCGTGAAAAAGAGCATCCAACTGGTCGCCAATAGGAGGATACGCAAGTACCCTTTGGCGAGCGTATTCGTTTTCCTCCCACTCTGCTGTCATGCGGGCAAGTTCCGCTTCAATTTCTAAAACTGTTGGCTTGGGTCCTGTGTAAATAACAACACCATCGGCTGGGCCAACATACACACCGTCTGCATTTACACTGTCAGAATTATCATGCCATGAAATAGTAGAAAAATCCGACGGGTCAACAGAATAACCGGCACCCGGCGCGAGCGACCTAATCGCGTCGTGAATATCAGGTGGGGTATTCACCGAATCTCCATAAGCGTCATAGTCGCGTAATCAGTTCCCTGATAGTTGCGGTTCATGTAGATGTAAGTGCCCGAGTTGTTGGTGTAAGGCTTGACGTACAGTTGGTAGTACTGATTAGAAGTGGCGTTTGGCCGAGTTGCCTGATGGAGCCAATTTACACTCAACACATTTCCATGAGTTGTTGAGTCATAACCGGCCCCCATGTGCGAAGTCTGCCAAAGCAAACCACCAGCGGCACTACTATTGATGCCCCAGCCACCACCAACATCGCTACCCTGACTTGCCATATGCAGCGGAGCGCTAATAAGAATAAGAATCTTGGAATCGCTGCGAAGCGGTGTGATGTAGCAGTAGCAGTCAGAGTTGTAGGCGTAGTTTGCAGCGTTGCTATAGCCCGTCGTGCGAGTCGCCAACTGGATAACCGAACCTGTCGGCATGTTCTCCGTTGGAAACTGCGCTGACCCGGAGTAGACCTTGCTCCATGCCGAACCCTCGTAGACGTACACGAGGTTAGTGTCAGTCTCGTAGATGATGTTTCCTTCGCTGGGCGAAGAAGGGCGTGTCGCAGAAGTGCAAGTGATAAACTCAGCGGATTCTGATGAAGTCTCAAAATAGCCGGTTTTATCGCGAAGATAGTCGCGTGCGTTAAATGGTCCAGAGATAGCCATTTAGTTACCCATAAATACAGTAAAGGCTTCGCTTGCTTCGGCGTGTGAGTCACCGAGAAGCGTGGAGTACGTCGCCTTGATGATGTAGTTCAGCGCGATGTATGGCTGCATGTTGTTGTGAGAGCCGTCGCCACCAGTATTCTGGTTAGTCGCTGTCGCTTGGTTGATAGACAGAGCAATAGGCGTTGTCACAATGTCCGGCTCGCCGGGAGTGGTGTCTGTAACAGAAATTGTGTTTGAGTTGCCGGGGCTTACCCGGATAAGACCATAACCACCAAGGCCAGCATTAGCATTGTGGGTGTGACCGTGCGCGTTCTGCGTGTGGGTGTGAGACGGCATTTCAGCGGTAGACAACTGGTGCGTCTCCGCGCCACCAGTAGAGCCAAGCGTGCGGTCTGTAAGCCCAGTCCCCTGTCCGCTACCAATCATCGTGCGTCCACGCATATCTGGAAGGGTGAACGTAGTTGAGCCGTCACCAGCACCAAACATCGTGCCTATAAGCCCAGCGTTGTCCGCAAGTGCAAATAAGTCGGCGTAAGCAGTGCGGCTGAGGGTTGAGCCGTCACATGAAAGAAAACCCACAGGTGGGGTTGAGAAAAGATATGGGACAACAGTCCCAATTGGTACATCAACCGCAAGGTAAGCGAACTCTCCAACTCCGGACGGATTTGCCCGGACAATCTGGTTTGGCGACCCAGTTTCCATCTTTGAAAACTGAATGCCAGCGCTGGTGTCTACATTTGCGTTGACAATCTTTTGCCACGACGCATTACCATCAGCGTCGCTGACAATCACCTTGTCAGACGCAGGACTGCCGCCCGTAAGTTTTAGGGCGACAGTCTCAAGTGTCTTTAGGATTCGGGGCATCTAGCCCCCCACACTAGCCGATGACGACGACGCGGTACTGATTCGTCGTGGGAGCCACGGCGAAGTCCAGAGTAACCTGCGAAGTCGAAGTCATCGTAATGTCAGGGATAACAACCGCACCAGAAGACTTCTCATAGACCTGAACAGTGCAGTCAAGAGTCCCAAGGCTGTGGGTAACCGCAATGCTCGTGGCAGACCCATTACCAACGTCTGCCGCGTAGCGGGTCATAAACCCGAGGTTGGTCTTCGCGCCTGCGGCGGTCGAAGCCCCGGTACCACCGTGTGAAACGCCAACGTCGGTGCCTTCCCACGTTCCAGTGGAGATAGTGCCGAGCGTTGTAATAGAAGACTGACCAACATAGTTAGCATCAATATCAATGTTGTTGGCACCAACCGAAATACGGTTAGAAGTTCCAACAGCATCAATAGTGTTGCCAGTCTTCGTAAGACCGTTACCAGCAGTAATCTGACCAGCACCGGAGAACTGCTGGAAAGTTAGGGCAGTAGTTCCGAGAGTAATGGTCCCATCGGTGGTGAGAACGTAACCGTTGTCGCCGTTAGCAGTTCCTTCTTCAACAAAGACGAACATGCCAGCAGTGACTTCAGAGTTACCATCAGCGTCCTGCGAACGCGACCAAGAACCCGAAGTAGATGCAACGTAAATTCCGTTATCTGCGGCAGAAGTCTGGTCCTTGACCAAAATCCTGTCACCGTCAACGATGGTCTGACCGTCAAGGCTCGTAGTGCTGTTTGACAGGGTAATGTTGCTACCAGTAGTAGCCAGCCGTACAGAAGCCTTGGTGTCAAGACCCTGAACAAACGAGTCAACGTATGCCTTCGTGGCAACGTGCGCAGTGTCGGTTGGGTTACCGAACTTAGCCTGACCATTAGAATCGCGCTCAACAAGAGTTGACGCAGTAGCGTTACTCGTGGAGCCATCCAACTTGGTCTTGTCAGAAGCGGACAGTGAACCAGCGGCGCTGGTGGTCGCAGCATCAATGCTAATGGTCGGAGTTGCACCGCCCGTGCTCTGAATCGGGGCAGTACCAGAGACAGACGACACCCAGTTGTCGTCAAGACGGTCCCACCCGCTGCCGTTGTAGACACGGAGATACCCAAGGGTGGTGTCGTAGTAAATCTGGCCGGTAACCGGCGACGAAGGAGCAGACGCAAGATTCTGAATCCGTGCGTTCTGGACCTCGTTCTGAACAAGATTCAGATTATTGAGAATCTTCAACGTCTAGCCCCCGCTAGTTGAGATACGCCTTGCCGCTAAAAGAAGCGCTAAAAGTAACTGTAACTTGGTAAGCAGAATCATACTGAACATCGCTGATAATCACACTACCCGCAGAGTCAATTACAACAACAGAAGGGTGCTTACCAAGATTATGCTCAATTACCCAAGTGTCTGATGCAACTGACTGAGTGTGTGTGTAAGTCTCGTTTGCTGGACCTGCTGGCCCCTGCGTCCCGATAGAGACAACAGAAATAACTTCCTCTGTTACATATACCTGAATTTCGTCGCCAGATACAGAGACAGAAGGCTCATCTTGGCTGACGATAACCTCAAAGCCGTCTTCAGCCATTAATTATCCTCTGCTTCAACAATTGCGACCAAGCGCATGTATGGCCAACTTTTAGAGATTACTTCTCTAACTATGCAGGTCATGCAGCCACAAAACGGCGCAGAAACATCGGCATAAGAATCGTCGCTGTCAAGAGCCTCAAAGCACATAGCAAGATGCTCTTCGGCAGCCTGTGCTGCATTTGAAATCGCTACTTCAATAAACGCATCGCCGGTGATGCTCACCGGGTTACCTCTGGGTTCACAATAAAGTCACCGTGCAGAAGGCGCGTAACGTCACCGCTCCCAGAAATCAACTCTAGGTCATACACGCCGACAAGCGCGTCTGAAAAACCACTTGGAACAGCGGTCGAAAAACCAGCAGTAGCGGTGTCGGAAATATAAAGCGTAATAGTCCCGTTTGACCCGCCAAGCGTAATTCCACCGTTGGCCGTCGTAAGTTCAACAATTGTTGATGACGCCGACATTGTCGTCCGCGCCTGCATTCTTGCGCTGTACCCACTCAGGTTTACAAGTGCGCCAGAAGAGTCTTTCCACGTTATCGTCTTGCGGAAAGTCGCACCTTGGTCCACAACAATGTCATATCTACCAGAAGTCATTAGTACCTAATAATGTGGTTCAAAATGATTGTCGGCTGAGTATTCTGGTGAGCAGAAGATGCGTTGAGAGCAGTCACGGTGTGAACATGGGAACCGCCGGTAACAGAGTGCGAGTGACGGGCCGTTGCGCCGCCCAAACCGGCAAGGCCATATCCGCCGTACTGCGCAGCAGAGTTAATGTTTGCACTTGACTCGGCGTTGTAGGTCTGCACCAGCGCACCGCCGCCGGGAATGGCGTGCGAGTGGTCGGGTGTATCAACACCAACGGTGTGACTATGCCCGCCATCAGCGTTGACGCTATGCGCTGGCATACCAGACTGCGAAGAGTTCAACTGATGCGTTTCAGAGCCACCGGCACTTCCAAGCAAGGTCCCAGTAACACCAGAACCACCAGTAGTCAGCCTGCCCGCGGTGCTGCCGTTCATATTGTCCTTACCCGCAACAACCCTGCCACGCAGGTCTGGGAGCCGGAAAAACCCAGAAGTCTCGGCACCGTTGTTGTAATCGGTTCCGATAACTGAAAACAGGTCAGCGTATGTGCTTTCAGAAATCTCTTGACCTGCGCAGAGCAAATACTGTGCAGGAGCAGACGAGCCAGCAAACGGGATAACAGAACCGACCGGAACAAGAAGATTCTGAAGTGCTACCGCAAGGTCGCTAAGAACAATTGTGTTGTCAACAATTTGAGTTGAGCCAACCGAAGACGCGGGCAATGGGTCGGTAGTAAGGGTGTGCATGTGGCCATGCTTCCCATACCCAGCAATCTGGACAAGTGAAGAAAGCGCTGAAGACCCGTCCCAAGAAACAGTCGCTACCTTACGGTAGTTTGCGGCGCTTGGAACTCCCGTACCCGCAACCTTTTCAAGCGCAAAAGCCGACAAAGAATCGTCGTCGCTTGTGGTCGCAAAAATCCCATACGTTCCGGAGGCATCAGAACCAGTAAAAGCGACGCTTAGCGGCGTTTCAATGTAACGGAACTTGTCATCAATCGTAATTGACGAAACACTGTTCCCGGCCCCGGCGTTGAGGACGACCGAAGTTCCAGAGATAGCCAAAGCCATATTAGTGGCCTGACCGGCTTCGATTTCCTGAATTCGATTGAGGAACTGGGCAGCAACAATCGTAGTCCCGTCAACAAAATCAACCTGCTTTGGTGCGGCCACAAATACCCCCGGCTAAAGTGCGTCGCCAGCCCTAGAGACGCCAGACACAAACGTCGCGTAACTTACAGAAGTCTGAATACCAGCGGGCTTAATCCTTGAAATAAGAGACTCTGCGGCAGAACGATACTTTGCCGCATCTGCGTCTGTACCGCTTAGATTAAGCCTGAATACCACATTGTACGTTGAATAGTTGTCAGTAACGACAATGCTAGAGCCGACTTGTCCATTCAACGAGTTAAAAAACTCTGTCCTTAGACCGCCAACGCCGCGAATGCTCTCTTCGATAATTTGACTTCTTTCCTGAGTGCTCAAAGAGACAAGCGAGGGAAGTCCCAAAAATTGCTCCCAAACAGGCACAGCCCACGTTGCCTGTGAAGGGAATGACTGAAGCGCATAGTCGTCGTAAATAGAATAAATATCACCAATTGCACGAGCCTGCGCAAAGTAGATATCGCGAGCAGCCTGAGTATCTGAAAGAAAAGACGGAGCGGCAGTATCAATCATGTGGCTAACAATGTCTCTTACTGGCCAGTTCCAGACAAATGTTTCATCAAAAAGAACATCCCCGCCAGCGGTTTGAATTTCTAGGCGAACCGACTCTGACTCAGCAAAAGAAGGAGTGGTTACCGGCACCTCACCGCTAACCGAATCTCCAAGCGGGTGAAAATAAATTACTCCGTCTTCCCAAAACCAAGAGTTTGGCGTTGTGTCAACAGCCGCAGCGCTTGATGCTTTTGGAATAAGAGAGCGGCTTGGGTTCGTTAGATAAAGTACTTCTCTGTCAGAAGAAGCCTCAAAATGGTTAGACACGGGCGACCAAGCAGGCTCAAACTCTGTACCCGGCAGCGGAGAATAACCATGAACCCAAAACGCAAACTCGTCGGGAACCGAAGTTGATGATACGCCGGTTTCCCAATCCTGCCCGTTTACTCTCCAACGAATGCTGGAAGGATTCGTAGAGACAGAAGAAATGTCTCCAATAATAAGCAAGCGGCCATTGCCAACAGTGTTTGGTTGCCAAACAGGGATGTTAACTACAAGAGGCAACTAGAGCGCACCAGAAACTATTGCAACAATAATTGCCGAAGCCGTAGAGAGTCCCGCAGCAAAAACCGCAAGCCCCAAAGTCCAACGACGCTGGCTGTCTTCGCGTCGGTGCTCTTCGTTCACTTCATCACGGTGCTGAGAAAGCGAAAGAGCACCAATAGTGTCAACCAAGCCATCAATCTTGTTAACAAGCCGCTCAATGTCGTCAGAAAGACGCTGAATGTCTCGTTCGTAGATGTGCCATGGAACATAGTCGGGAATTGATGCGGACATAGATACCTTGCCTAGATTGCCGTTAACGTCAAGGTGCCCAAAACGGGTCCTTGGTCTGACTCTAGGGTTGTCAGGTTTGTGTTCACAGACAAAGAGTTGAGTTGCAAATTCTCGTAATCAACAACTCCACGAGTGTCGTGAATAATGTTCGCAATCTCCGCAATACGAATTACGGAGCCAGACGGCAGACGCCTAAAGTAATCGCTAATTGAGGACTCAATAATCCCCTCAATGTCTGCGACAACAAGACCAGCATCAAGAAGAATCTCGCCAGTTACATCAACTGACGCAGAGCGAGCAGACCTGACAGTAACCTGAATTCCAATAGGAACCTGACCCGTCAAAAATCCGCCGGTCGTACTCTTTATCCGAAGCCCATCAACGACAACCGTGTTTGTAGTCGAAGAGGTTGCAGGATGCTCAAGGGTAATTTCTACCGACTGAACAGAAGCCCAACTGAAATCAGAGGCTTCAGTAAAGTCGGAACGGGGGATGTTCAGTACTGCCCTTGTCGTAATGTTTGACAACGAGTTAATTGTTGCCGCGCTGATGGTCGCAGTAGCAGTTCCGCTATTGGAAGAAATAAACTTAACAATAAAGTTCTGCAAGTCCCCGGCAGACGTAACCCGCTTGATGAATAGAGAAACCTCGTCTGCGGCACTGTCAAATTCCGACAAATCAACAATATTGCTAAACGTGTGACTAATCGTTGTTTCGTCCGGATGATGTGCGTCAATCTGAATGCTTTCTTTTCCTTCAAGAGCAGCAGAAACAGTTGTTCCATTCGTCCAAGACTCAGGCGCCTCAAAGTGCGCCAAGTTTTTGACAGACGGGTCAAAGAACTCCTGAAGCCTCTCAACCGTATCTGGGCCAACATAAGGCGCAAGACGGCCTGAGAGCGTGACCAAAGCGGTTCCGTTACCGTCCCAAAGGTCGGTCACGGCCACGTTCTGAACATCTGGCTCACGCAAAGCAACAGCGTTGTAATAAGCAGCATTCGCGGTCCCCGCAAGCGACTGAAGGCGCTGAGAAAGCGAAAGGCGAAGTGATTCATCGTCTTCCTCGTCTGCGCCACCGCTTGCGGCGGTCGGGTTAGTTACAGAAGAAATACCATCTGGTGCATCAACGATAAGCGTGATTTCGCCAGCATCAACATTTGAAACAAGTCCAGCAGTAGTTGATACGCACGGGACACTGATGCTGCCGCCCGCGGGGATAGTTGCTTCTTCTGACGGAACAAAAGACACGCTCTCAACGCCAGTAGCAGAGTCACCAGCACTCGCAAAAGTAGAGTTGTTCGCATTGAGAACAACACCAGAAGTACCGGTCACGGTGACGTTGACCGTTGAGTTCAGGGCACCGCCGCGACTTACCCCAAGTTCGCCAGCACGAATATCCAGATAATCGCCAGTGGCGTAGGCCACAAAAGACTGCTGGAAAAGTTCGCTCGCATAAGAAATAAGACGAGCACGCTCAAAAACTAGCGGTCGGAAAAGACCGTGAATGACGGAGCCTTCGCGAGTGTTGTACGAGTTTCCGCCCGGAGGTGCGGGGAGGTCCGCAAGCATCCTCTCCGTAATTGTCTCTTCGCTTTCAGCAGGAAGAAGGCTGTTGAAGTCAATGTCAGCCAAAGGTGGCCCCACCCTCAAATGTTAGTGACGAATTATCGTCAAGTATTGCTGTTGCCTCAAATGCAAGACGGTAATCATCAATAAAACCGACGCGAACATCATCTATGCGGTCAATGCGCTCGTGATTAAGAATCGCGTCCTCAATAGCGACAATAACCTGCTCTTCGATATCTGAAATATTTGCAGTGCTAGTACTAACAATGTCTGCTAGCACGCTTCCAAAGTTCTCGCTAAATATCAATTCATCGCCACGGCGAGTGACAAGTGCGTTCTGAACCCACTGCGAAAGAGCGCGACCTTCATCACAGATTACAAGGTCAAATTCGGTGCTGAGAGAAAGGTCGTCACCCAACGCATCAAAAGAAATATCAACACCAAGCGGTACGGGTGGTGTTGCATCGTCCTGCTCTACGTCGGCAACGTAGTCAGGAACGAGGTCGGGCTGTAGCCCAAACTCTGTAATAAAAGGAAGTGTGGAAGCCATTTAGGCGTTCACCCTCATAATAAAAAATCCACCCGAATACACTGGAAGCACAAGAACCACATGACCAACAGAAGGAGTGTACCCATGTGCCGTTACAAAGTCTTCGTCTTCAAGAGTCAATTGACTACCAAGCACACGAACACGGACAGGGTTTGATGCGATAACTCTTCCAACATCAATTATTGGCATTGACATTTCCACATGCCCCGAAGAGCGTGCGTCTGCCAAGGCAACAAAAGAAGCAGCAAGACTGTCAAAACTATCCGCCAATTACCCTGCTCCTATACCCGTCCCCGCGCATTGAAACATTCGGGTTTTTACCAGAAATGTCACGATAAAAATTCTTGACGTTGGATGCCCAGATAACAGGAGAATTTGTCACGCTGCTTGACTGAGCATAAAGCAAAGACATTTCATCAATAGTCTCCGCCTTTTCGTATGCGCTGCTACTAAGAAGCCGTGGTCCAGTAGTGGCAATGATGCACTCTTCGTAGGAATTAAACGAAGCCTTCGACGGCCCACCACCAAAGCCGGTGATGTTCTTGGTCCTTTGAGACGGCCCATACTTGCCCAAATTGCTTTCATAACAAGCAATTGCAACCACAAAGATTGGGTCTATCTCGTGCTGCTCAGAGTACTCCAAGAACACATCAGAAAGTTCGATAAAGAACTTTTCGGCCCCAAAAGACAAAAGTTTTGCCTCAAGCGCGGCAGCATTAACCCTCGTATCAACCCCACCAGTGTTGCCGCCCGTTGAATAACCAACATTCGTCGGGTCTTCACTGACAGACTTCGACCACTCTTCTCCAACAGCGCTAATCCTTGCAGTGCGCGAGCCAGCAGAAGTTGTCCCACCAGCAGAACTTGTTGCAGTACCAGTACCCTGACGCGACAAAGGAACAGGGCGACGGATTGTTGTGAGACTAGAGCGCACGCTATTAAGCGAAATCTTTGTCCCCGTTCTGCGAGCCTCCCACTGCTTGCCGTTCCCGGCATAAAGGGCAACATGACCTGAGCCATAAAAAATAAGGTCGCCCGGAGCCGCCTGAGAAATTGAAGGCACATTTTCCCCGAAAGCAATCTGCTGATAGGTAACGCGGGGAATACTGATATTCGCGCCGTACTTCCAAGCGAGCATCGTAAGCGCGGAGCAATCAAGGCCCTTATACGGAGTGGTGCCGCCAAAAAGATAGGGAACGCCCGCCTGAGTAGCGGCCCACTGGGCTGCACGTTCTCCCATAAGGCCGCTATACGCCATTGGTCCAGTTGTAAAGGAAGAACCACTACTTCCGCCGGTCCTCGTCGTGCTAACCGCCGCAGGGTTGTACTCTTCCTCCGAAACACCAACCTCTGGGAACTTTGCTGTGTAACTAAGTTCAAGGTCCATGTTGTGACCAGCGGGGCTAAACGAGTGGCTAACACTAGAAACAAAATAATTTCCGTTAAGCCCTGTCCCCTTGTCTTGGATAAAAACAAGGTCGCTTGCCCTTAGCGTCGGGGTGCCAACTCCCTTAATTTTTGCTGTCCTCTTAAGAGAGCGCTGCTTTCTAAGTTCCGTGCGAGCAACCCTCTTCGCGTCACTGGGCCGAGTGTTTTTCGGGAGGACTTCAAACTTTCTGATTCTTCCGTAACGTGCTACAGCATTTGAATCAGAAACGGTCACACGGCTGACTTCCTTGCCGTCCTTGTCTACGACAAGACCCGTGTATTCGCTGACAAGGTCTTCAAGAGACTCAGTCCTGTCTGCACCAATAATGTTGTCTTCATCCGTAAGCGCCCACCTGTAGTCCTGATAAACCACTGGCTCAATCACAATCATGCCCGGATTGAGAATTCCGCCTTCAGGATTTCTAGAAGACCTTCCCGCGCGAATGCGGTACGAGGCGCCCGTGACCTGCTTATCGCGCATGTACGCCTTTAGGATTGCCTCATAAGGAGTTACTTCCTGAAGGTTAAACCACTTAATCTTGTAAGAAGTGGGCGTAATCATTGCGTAGCGAGAAAGCCCGTACTGCCCAAGAATGTTTGCTGCAATTTCTGATGCAGTCCAACCATTCTTCTTAGACTTAGTCTTACGAAAGAGAAAATTCCTCGTGCCCTGCCTCTGCAAGAAGGAAACCGTGTCTAGGGCGACAATTGTCGCCTGACGAATCCTCTCGTCGGACACCGTTCTTTCCCAAACATAAAGTCGCGGGCAAATGTGAATTCTTTTCCCGTTAATTGGAGAGCGACCAACAACCGTAAGCCAAGTGCCCGGAGCAATAGTCTTCCCAACACCATTTACGTCATCAATAGTGATGGAGGCTTCGGTTGCGCACCGTGAAGACTCGTCGCGAATATCAATCGCGCTAAGAACGTCGCCAAGCCGTATTGGACGCGACTTGTAGGGGTACGCGGTTACCTCAATGTCCGTGAAGACACCGGGGCGGAGAGGGACAGAAAGGGTAGGCACGTTTACGCCTTCGGGCGCGGCAACTTAATCCGCTTCTTCGTGAAGGAAATCTCGTATGCCTTCTTGCTGCTCTTGCTTGTCCAACTTCTAACGCGCTTTGCCTTTGCATCGTTGTTGTGCAAGGCGACGTACTTCCAGAGGCTAACGCTTCCGTAGTACCTCTTAGCGATATCTTGGTAATCCTCGCCCTTCTTAACCGTGTGCGCTTTTGGAACCTTTGCGGAAACAGCGTAAGCACCAGAAGCAAAAGAAACGCTCTGCTTTCTCCACCCGGAAAAAGCAATTCTCACACGGCGGTCAAACGGAGTCCCGGCCTCTTCTCCCCATTGCACATCATCAATCCGCATATAGTCATTGAAGATGTAGTCGTTGAGTCCTTCGTAGGTTCGCCTGTTCCCAATAACCAGACGGAAAACGTCCATGTTTGAAGCGAGGCTATCTACATACTTAATCCACCTTGCAGGGTCAACAAAGTAGTCTTGGTTGTTGATTGCAAGACAAATTGCCGGGTCGTAACTACCCGGAAGAATCGCTTCGACAGAAATAACAGGAAGACCCTTAATCCCAGAGTGGGCAGTCCGCCCAAGGCCGATAATGTCAATCTCTTCCCAGTCGTAAGACTGCGCAACCTCGTAATTCTCCGGTGCAACAGGAAACCAAAGGCCATTTTGCGGAAGAGTCGTCTTAGTGATTGGCTCAGCAACAATCCTGATTGACCGGGCAACAGTCTCAACGTCAACAATATTTGCCTGCTCGCCACCATATACAGGGGAACCACCAGCAAGATATTTGGCACGAGTCTGCAAAGACGCAAGAAAAGAAGCGTGAGCACGCTTGACAGCAGCAGAGGCGTTCCTGCCGGGTGCCTTTGGACCACCCCAAGGGCTGAGGTCACTGCCAGAGTTAAGAAGGTGAAGCCAAGTCCAACCACCACCGCTGGACTTCGACGGGTTCCACACAAGAATGTTTCCATTGGCAGCAGTTTGCGCCTTAACGAGATTAAGGACACTCATGCGAGCATTGCCCCAGCATCAGCCCTTGGGACATTTGAAACTGCCCTTCTTACTGCACTTTCCAACTTGCTGACAAACGCGGACATATCTTCGCCGCTGTTAATAGTCACATTCCCAATCTGAACAAGGGGCGATGAGGTCCGCTGCCCTCGTGCGGACCCCACGCCCATTCCGGCCTCGCGCATGATTTGCTCACGACGGGCGCGGTTTGTAAGCGGGATGACTGCTTCTGGGCCACGCTCACCAAGCGTTGACAACGTAAAACCAGTGACAATTCCACCGCGGGCATTACTTTCGCGTCCACCGGCCATACCACCGTATGGCGCCTGCCCACGCATGGTTTCAAGGTCCCTCATAATCTGAGCAACTTCAGTCTTGAAGTTCTCCAACTCTTCTCTTGCGCCTTGCAAGAAAACCTGAGTAGACCCGCGAGCGATGCTGTTCTTGCTTTCAAGACCAGCGATGAAGTCAGAAGCGCCCTTAGCGGCGGCAGTCTGCATTTCCTTCGGCAACTTGCCGATTTCTGACATTACCTGAGTCTTAAGACCAGCAGCAGAATTCTTCGTCGCCGGAATGTCGGAAAGAATTCCCTCCACGATTCCACGACCACGATTACCGGCAGCATTAGCACCCATCATCCTTGACGCTGCCATCATCTGTGGCGTTGCCTGCTTGCTAAACGGACCCTGCCCAGAAAGAACCGTTGCAGCAGTGCCACCAACGAAAATAGTGCTCAAAGTGGTCGTGGCGGCGGCGCCAAGAGTCCCAAGCCCGGCAAATCCAGCAAAGCGTCCTGCGCCACGGAGAATGCCCCCAAGGCGCCCGCCCTTGCCAGCAGCCTTCCCTGCGGTGCCGACAACCCCTCCGGGTCCACCTCCACCACCGGCAATCATCG